TACTGACGCAAGATATTGTTAAGTGTGTCAGCGTATTGACGGTCATACTGAACAGGGGCAAACGGAAGCGTTGGTCCTTTTGTAGGATTTAAAATAGTCGCTTCAGTAACAACAATACTTGTACTCATCGTCTGCCGTCCGGTCTAACATCCATACGTGGAACACCTAACTGCCATTTAGTCCCGATAGCAGTAGAGTCAACCCTAAACGACATTTGTCTACCACGTATGCGGGTGTAAATAATCTCAGTAAATTCTTGTACGTTGTACGTTGGCTGTGCGCCATAACTTTGAGTAGATGTAACTGCTGGAGATGGAGCTGTACCATAAGGCGAACCCGGATTCTGGCGTGGGCGCATGGTCATATTTACTTGCGGTGGATTAAAAGAAGTAGACCCGTCAAACGTAATATCAGGAATCATTCTCCATACAAACCCGTAGTTATGCCCGTCACCAATATCAAAGTCAGCGGATTGTATATACGATGCGATAGCACTAGGCGGGTTAGTAGTACCGTCATCCACGCCGTCTTCTTGGTATAAGAGTTTATTTATAGCTGGTTCTGCTGTAATAGGGTACGGTCGTAGCGGCGAGTCAAGCCATGCGGTTCTAGGCATAGTGCCGTAGTACCACACACGATCAAGATAATTAAATATCACATACTTACTGGTAAGCGCACTGTTAGATGGGCAGTAGAACCACCACGCTTCACTGTAACCCTCGTTAGTACCAGAGAATATCTGTCCAAACTCTTCGCGGTTAATGTCATCAAAAATGTAAGAGCGCAACGCGCAAGGCAGTGTCTCAACGCGCCCTGAGTACACATAGAATTTATCTACGCCCATCCAATACACCACGCCACTAGCAGTAACCATAGCGTTTGGAGACACAATAGAAATATTATCGGCTAAGAGTGTGAACTGCCATATATTAGGAAGCCCTACGTATTGCATAGAGTAAATAGCGGCATCGGTCCATACTACAATTTCTTGACGTGTTTGTATTGCGCCAATAATAGTAGAGCCATGAGACAGTCTATAAAACCCTGCTGTCGTTGAGCCGTCTCCAGTAAAAGTCCAGTCTGTGTAACTTTCTTGCGCTGTCCAACGAATCAGTAATGGGTCAAGCGTTGTCGGGTCTGGGGCAGTTGAGTAGTCATTACAACCAAACGCAATAACAATTCGCGCTGCGTCGGCTACTAGTATTTCATTAATCTTAGTAGGTATATCGGCATTATCATCAACTATTTCTGCACGGGTACCTATGTTAGGAGAAGAGCCGCTACCGGGACTCCAATAATATAAAGCCCCACCACGCGGATTAAATAATAAGTCCTGACCAAAATTAGCTTGACTCCACAGGCGGATATTATTATTAGTAGAGGAAGAAAAAGACTCGCCCCACGGACCAAACCCAACGCCGTTTGTAATAGTAGCGTTTGTAACAATTGCATTATCTAAATGAGATGCAGCCGTAGTGCCTTTTGCCCCACGAACACAACCAGTAAAATCTGTAGCCGTTTTAGCGGTATACGTAATTAGCTCTGAGTCTATAATTATTGTTCCCGCCGCCGGAAAGTTTGTAGTTGAATCTACTACAACTGTAGCAACAGAGTTATTAATAGCGCCGTTTAATTGAGATACTTGCGCGCCGGCTACTGTACCGCCCCAAAGACCTGCACCCCATCCTACTTGAGCTGTACCTGTGCTAGTGCCTACATTAAGTTGATACGCAGCAACAACAGCCGCACCACCGCCAGCAGCTACTGTAGCGTTTGCATTAGCTGCCGCCGTTATAGTAAAAGTATTAGCATCTACGTACGTAATTACGTACTCATTATTTAAATTTAAATTAGCTACTGTAGTAGCGCCAGAAAATGTTACATAGTCGCCAGTAATAGCGCCATGATTAGCATCGGTAACAGTAACTATGGCGGAAGTGTTTACGGTTGCAAACGGGTTATTAAGAGTAACTTGACTTCTAATTGGGGTAATGTCGAAGAATGCAGAACCGTATTCAACGTAAAACTTTGTATCTGTACCTACGCCAAGTAGATTAAAACCTCTTAACGAAACCCAATTCCATAGTGAACGACAAACACCAAGATAAGTGCTAGGAGAGAGCAATGTCCATCCACCTATTTTTTCAGGATACCCAGAACGGAAACGCACCCATTGGCTTTCAAACCAGCCGCCCTCATTGGCGAGCGTGGTTGATTCTCGGTTGACGCCGGGGCGAAACTGTAACTGTTGTAAGGGCATCTTTAAGCCTCAGATTTAGGAAACGGTCTAGCACCGTTTTTGTCGATAATCAACGCCATTTTACGGGGCTTTTCATCTTTTGTATTCGATATACTAACGTGCGTCCAACTGTCAAATTCACGTATAACTTGGTCGTATGGCAACCCTGCTTTTATTATTGCTCTGACAACTTGGTCAGGTGTCATGCCTTTTACTTTGAGGTCTGCTGCCGCTCCTTTGCAATGTTGACTGGTTTTTTTACCGCCAACTTTTTCGTTTGCTTCCGGACTACGATAGGCAGAATTTATACGTAGCGGCATACCTACTACAGTACGCACTTCTTCAAGGAACAACGCCAAACGTCTTAGGTTCATTAATACATCATTGTCTGGCGTGTTGTCAATCCCATATCTAACTGCGGTCTCACTGGCAGTCATTTCCTCTAGGGTAAAGTTTGGCGATAAGTTCATTTCTTTAGCGCCATTAGTTCTGACTTATCCTTGCTGCCTTGTGATGAGCCAAAGTAGTATGAAAGAATCTGAGTCACTGCCGCAGACAACACACCTAGTATGTAAATCAGAATGTCTTTAGCTTCAGGACGCACATCAACAAAGATCAAAATACCAAACAAGATAAACGACGAAAGCACTACAAAGATAGCTAACGCTGGGGTAATGATCTTGTTTATTAGTGGTACGTCTTGGTTAGAGGCAATATCGACTTCACGCTGACGCGCACTGCTACGGTCTTTGACTTCTTGCTCAAACATAAACTCTTCGTGCTTCATTGCGGCTTCTTTTAGCGACGCAATCTTTTCGTCTGACAGTTTGCCGTTAGCATCGGGTGTCAAAGTAATACCGAGCTTTTCTTCAACAACCGCAGTGCCTTTGTCTAATACAGCGTCAACAACCTTCTGTAATCCAGCGCCAGCGAGTTGGGTCAATATAGGGGCTAGTAGTGGAATCATTGTTTATCCCTCACTTTATTTAATAGTTCAAAAAGAGTTTTAACTTTTTCTTCTAGTACAGCAACACGTAGGTCTAGCTTAGACAGCACAATAATCAGCGTAATTAACGCTAATAGAATAGGCCAGCCTTTTACTAAAAGATCAAATGTATCCATGATTATTCCTCAGGAAGTTCTTCCCACAAGCATGTCTCTTCATTTAATACCCAGTTGCCTTCTGGTTTAGGCGGTATAAACGCATCTCGTGCTGGGTCATAAGTAAATCCAATTCCCGCATAATTTTTACGGAACGGTGTACCGTCTGGGTGCTGCCCGCCTTGTGTGCGGTATGAAGTGCGTTTACACAGCATCCCACGAAAATTCCCGTAGAACTGTTCCCAATCAAAATTAGACTCATCCTTACCGACTATAACTTCGGTAACAACATAGTTTTCGTCAATGAATGCGTAATGTGCCATAGCTTAATTAGAGAAAGTAATTGTGCCAGTACCGGCAGTAAATGTGGTTACTTTAAAGCCGCCTGACGTTACGGTTGAAGAAGTTAATCCTACTATTGTTGCAGTTAATGCAGAAGAGTATTTAAGAACGACAATACCTGAACCACCCGCAGCAACTGTACCTACGCTTGTACCTGTACCACCACCGCCACCGCCTGTATTAGTGCTACCTGCGGTTGAAGAAGCATTACCCACACTACCCGCACCGCCGCCACCTGAACCACCTGTACCGCCTGTACCCGGAGTTGCAAACAAACCACCACCACCACCACCTGCATAAACTGTTGCTGTACCAGTAATAGAAGATGTATTCCCCGCACCGCCTGCACCGCCTAATACTGTCGTACCGTTACCGCCCGCACTAAACGCACCGCCACCACCGCCACCACCATAGTTAGCAGAACCCGTATTAACACCACCGTTAGTACCTTGCGAAGGTGTAGTTGCTGGGGAATTACCTGTACCGCCTGTACCTACGGTAGCTGTAACTGCGGAGCCACCACCAGAACCTCCATTACCGCCGTTAATTGAGCCGCCGCCAGAGCCTCGTCCACCGTTACCGCCACCAGTAGATGTAATAGTGTCAAAGACGGAATTACTACCGCTTGTATTTGCTGCGCCACCACCGCCAACTGTGACGCTGTAGTTTGTACCTAAATTAATAGTGAATCC